ATTAGCACGCCCTAAGTTATACTTATTAGTAAGTTCGCAAGGCTTGTTACCGTATCATAGGTAACCGCGACACGTCCTAATGGTTCGAGGTTTAGGGCGTGTCGCTTTTGTTTAACTATCGTCTACAACCTTTTCGACGTACTTTTCCATAGTGCCACAGCAATAAGTAACCCATAGCCTTTCGTGGGTGTATGGGTCATAGCCTAAGTCTGTTGGCTCTAGCGTTTTGCCACAGCCCTTGCAGTATTCGGGCAGGCTTTTAGCTGCTAAGTAATGCCCGTAGACCTTGCTCTTTATGCTGTTCCAGACTTCGTCGCTCATATGAATTTATCTTCCGTGACTTCTAGCATGGTGTCTATTAGGTCAAATACCTTTTTAGTCTGGCTATTTGGCTTATCTACAAATGCGTTAATATGCACTTTCAGCTGCAGTAAAGCATTTACATAGCCTGCATCATAGGCTCTTTCTGTTTCTTGTGGTGTCATGCCCTGTTTCTCCATTTCTCACAAAAGCCGCACGGCTTCCCAATGTAATACCAAGCGCCGCAGGTGCAGCGCTCAACCTCGTTATCGTTTGGCATAGTTCCACCATTTTTCTAACGCTTCTTTAAAATTGACTTCGTAAGTTACGCCGTTCTTCCATACTTCGGCAGCGTGTACGGTCTGGGTGCTTGTGTCGCCGTAACCAATTAAAACGGTAAAGTTTTTTTGCGCTGCCAGGTGTTTAAGAGCTACAGCCTGACCACTTCTTAAATTTATGCGCGGTATTTCTCCCGTACCGTCCCAATGTTTCATTTCGACCATTAGGAATTTGTAGCCTGTTTCCAGGTAATAACAATAAAACCCGTCTACGTCGCTTAAGGTAACTAGGTCGCCCATAGACCCAGTAAAGCCCCATTTGTCAAACTGCCAAGTATTCTTTAAGTGCATTTCCATACTGCGTATTTCGTGGCTCATTTATCCCACTTCGCTTTACATTCTTCAGCTGTGCCGCCTACCGTGCAGACATAGCCCGCGTAAGGGTCGCCGTTTTTCTTTAGCCCTGTCTTACGTCGCATATTGCCGTGTAAGCATTGTGGGACTGTTGGGTAATCTTCGTCAGGTTTAGCCCAGGGGTCAGGTTCGGCAGCTGCAGGCGTAACCTGTCGAGCTTGTGCCGCGTTTACTTCTTGCTTGGTCGCCATTGACTTACCTAACCCAATACCTAGCGCCCCGATAGCCCGCCCAATAGCGCTAGTTTCTAAGTTTGCTAATTCGCTACCGCGTGTAAAGGCTGTCTTACCTTGCGCTAATTCGCTGCAAGTGCCTGTAGCGGGTCTTGGGTCTTCTGGGTGTCTATAAACGTATGCAATACCCCAGATAAAATCGGGGTTGCCTTCCATTACGCCTTTAAACTCAAACTGTATAGAAGCGTTTTCGTACTTTTTATACAGCAATTCTATGCGGGTTTTAACGTCTACATAGTCGCTAATGTCGTAGCTCATAGTGTCCACCCGTCGCGCTGCATTTGGTGTTCAATGTTTTCGCCACTACGAGCCCAGCGCCAATAGGCAATTCTTGCTTGGTGCTTTTCTTCTTCATGCTTTTGAATTTGTACTAATGCACCGACTACAAAGCCGATAGCAAAAAATACACAAAACCCAAAAAATGTTAATAGTCCCATTTGTTCGCCCTGTTCCTTTGTTGTTTATTTTTTGTCGATTTGGTCTTGACTGTATCGCTTGACCCCGCCAATTTTTAGCGGCTTAAGCGTCCCGTTTTTTTCCCAGCGCCATAAGGTAGTTCGATTAACTTGCAGCTTGTCGGCTACCTGTTTTGCTGTTAGGTACTTTTCCATAAGTCCCTTTCCCTGTTGCTTTAGTGTTGCATACTGTTGCAAGTGTGGCAAGTAGGTTAAATTATTTCGGCGTGTCGTGGTCTTTTAAGTGATTGTTTAGCATCATTTTAAGGTCGTCTACCTTGTCCACAAGGTCATTTAATGAGCGTCCGCCGTTAGCATTTGGGGCTATTTGGGCTGTCGCCTGGTCTATGTAAAGTTTAATTGGCTTAACTACTGCCCACTTAACAAACATTCCTACAGCTCCTGCGATAGTCATAATAGCGGCGGCTACTTGTGCAACGGTTAATAAAATTTCCATTATGAAATACTTAGCTTTAATTCCCGCGTGCTTACTGTAGCCTTCCCGTTAGCCTTAACTTGTAAAGTTACTGGCTGCCCTTTTTTGGCTTTGAATACCCACATATTAGTTACGAAAGTTGTACCGCCTTTTTTCAGCGGTATAGTCGTATAACCCGTAGCGTCATTTATACCGCTAAAGTCCCGAACCCATTTAAGGGTAAGTTCCGTAGCCCCTGCTAACTTTGGTGTAGTTACGTTTAAGTAGCAAGCCCATAACGCGCCTACTTCGCTGTTTTCGGTAGGTACTAATTTGGTAATACCGCCAGCTTCTATAGTTTGCCATTTGTTCGAAGGTAGGTTTTGGCTAGGCGGGTTGCTTTTGGCGTCTGACTTAACGCTAATGTATTGGCTCATGCGTCTAGCCATTTCTGCGGGTTGCGGTGCTTATTTGGTGACCAGGTGCGGCTACCTAGTATCTGAAAATGAAGGTGCGGGGCGGTGCTTCGCCCTGTGTTGCCTGAAATGCCGACTAAATCGCCCTTAGCGACACGTTGCCCCACTTTGACACTAACGCTAGATAGGTGGCAATAACCCGCCCATAAGCCCGCTGTACCGTCTGTAAACCGCTCATTGTCGATAATGACATGAACACCGAAAGCATAACCCCAGCCCTTTTTATAAACGTGTCGCCCTGCATGGACTACTACGCCGCCTACAGCTGCCGTTATTGGGGTCTTATTGGCGCGAAAGTCTACGCCCTTATGAAGTGTGCCGTTTTTGTATTTAGCGCCATAAGGAAATGTAACAATAGGTGCTTTAATCGGATACATCTAGGTTAGCCCTGCCGTAGTTGTCGTATTCTGGGTTTAACCAGTTAATAACAATAGGCAGACCTGCGGCTAGTCCAAGTGCTAAAGCTGGGTGCAGCCCTAAGTTTTCGCTGTTCATAAGTACCCAGCCTAAAACCCCAGCTGCAAAAACCTTAACGAAGGAAGCAATAGGGCTATGGGCTAGCCACGTTAAAACGGTCATTACAAAGCGGCTATTTCTTCTTCAGTAAGTCCTAAAGCTGTTAATTTGGCTAAGGCACTAGCGCGGGCTTCTGCCTTTGCTTTAGCTTCTGTTTCTCTTATTTTTGCTTCGGCTTCCATATTTTTACGGTCTGCTATTTCTTCCGCCGTAAAATTTCTTTCAATAGTTTCACCTGTTTCAGCGTCAAAAATTACCGCTTTTAATTCGCTAGCTGGTTTTGTAGCCATAGATATACATTGTTCCCGTCATATTTGTACCTGCTCCAGTAATTTTAATGCCTCGGTAGGAAGTTGATGTTTTCAAATTACAATGGTTCATACCCATATAATCGTGCGTATCAATTCTGAAACCTGTAAAACCTGTATGTTTTGTAGCAAATGGGTTGGTTATATTTGCGTTCATACCTATCTCATTTCCAATATAACCAACAACGAACGCAGTTGAATTAGTTGCGCCAGTTAATGAAGGTGTGGCGCCTGGGTTCCATACTTGATTTGAATAAGTATATGAAGCCGCGGTTTCTTCGCTTCCGTCAGAAGCTTTTAAAAATCTCATGTTTAAATCGGCAGCTGTTCCACCGTTATTAACATTTACAACAACTTGGTAATTGTCGAAAGCACTTGTGAAAACATTGTCTAAGGTAACGCTGGAAGCACCACTAAAAGCGGTTTTACCAATGTAAACAAGTCCGACATTTTTTCCGCCTGTAACGCTGAATAATGTAGTATCTACAGAGCTGCCTAAAGTTCTAATTGCGCTAGCGCCGTCTTTTACTAGCGCTGTATCATCTGGAGTGCTCCAGCTGTAATTAGTTGTAGTTGCCATAGTTTATAAATCTTCCCATGTGTTGGTATTAGGAGTATACCCCGCCCAAGTCGTAGTAGCTGGTATTTGAAACCAAACTAAATGCGGGTATGTTTCGTAAAACGCCGAACAAGTTAAAGCTAAGTCGGCGGTGTATTTGGTTAAGTTCCATGTCCAGCCTTCGACGTACCCGCTAAAGGTAGTTCCAAATACGGCTGGCAGGTCATTAGTTACGACGGGTAAACCGTTGTAAACAGCGGTTAAAGCGTCGCGTGTGGCGTCCGATACCGTCGGGCTGTGTAAAGGAATAGTAATAGTTTCGGGATATGTTCGCGGGTAGCTGCGGGACGTCAAAAAAGCATTAGCTTGGTCTTGTGCGGCGGTAGCCTGCTCTAATTGGGTCGAGCGTGTGCCTGCTAACTGCCCGTATAAAATAACGCTTTGTTCGTCGCGGGCTGTTTTAGTGGCGTTAGCCTTGTAACTTACGGTTACATCATTTACAATTTCTGACCATTGGGCGGTAGTTCTAAGACCTCTGGCTAAAATGTCGTCGTCTGTAAGGGTTAGCGGTGTGTTGTCTAAGCGTGCGCTGTAGTCGTCGTAATGTAAATGCCCGTCGCCGCCTTCCCACAAAACCCCGCGCCCTGATTGGGCAGCCTGTTGCACTAAAACATAAGCATTAGTTTCGCCGTCGTTATAAACGGTTAGTTCATATTCCCCTGGTACGTCTACGGTGGTCGAAAGCGCATTAACTAGCGCTTCGTTAGTGGCGTCATAAGTTGCCCAAGTTGTTTGAGTAGGTAATTGCTGCCAAGTAAGCGTAGGGTTTACGTCTAGCCAAGAAGTTAAAAACGCTTCGGAAAGTATGTTAAATACCCGTGTGCCGTCAAACTCTTTACTAAATCCTGAAGCGCCTACAAGCCGTTTATTTAGCTGCGCTAGAGCGCCTACGGCTGTCAGGGTGTAACGGGCAATACTTCCTATATCGCCGTAACCGTCTAAAGAAATTTCGACATCTGAAATAATGCCCGAAAAAATCTGTTCTTGCCCACTTGTGCCTTTGTCTATTGACACGGTTACCGCGTCGCTTAAATTAACTGCTAGGGGTTCGCTGGCGTCTGTCCATAGTTCAATACGAGCGTAAGAAGGTTGCGGTTGCTCTAAAACGTCGTTACGCCCTGCCCTTATGGAAATGCTGGAAATAGTGTTATCGGCAAAAGATAGCCCGCCGTCAAACTCTACGGTTGGGTTAGGGCTGTAAGTTGTCACAATGTAGCCCCTACTAGGCTTACTGCTCCTGTACGCCTGGCGCTGTCTTGTAGTAAACGCTCAATACTTCGGCGTGCGCTTTCGCCGTCCACTATGCCGTTAAAAATAAACGTGTTACCGCCGCCGCCGTTGTCTGGACGTATGCTGCCCGAACCAGAAGGTACAAAGATTTCACTTCCAAATTCACCTACCCGCACCGCTTGACCAGCTGACACCGAACCGCCTGCAGCTCGTCCACCTGCGAATTGTAGGTAATCGCCTAACCTGCTAAATGGGTTCATAAAGTCGCGTAAGCCTTGTGGGACGCTATCGTAAAAACGCTTATAAGTTTTGAAAGCGTTAGTTACGTTTGTAATAGCGTTAGCAAAAGTTTCTAGTGAGCGGGCAATACGCTCTAAAGTGCTAATACCGTCTACAGCGTCGGGGCTGGAAAGTTCGCTAAACATATACCCAAAAGCATCTGCTACGGCATTAAGCGAACCGCCTAAGCTGTAAGCACCGCCGCCGCCCAAGTTGCCGCTTAGCTCTCTCGCCCTGGCACTTAGTCCGTCTGGGTCTTCGCCTGAAAAGCCCTTAGCAACTAAATTAACCTGCTCTAGCAAGGTCTTTAGAGTAGGTAAAATTCCTACGCCTATGCTCTCTTTAAGTTCTCCGAAACGCTCGGTAACAATGGCTAATTGCCCTGCGTATGTTTCGGTATTGGCTTTAGCAGCTCCACCGAATAAGCGGGTTAATTCACCTTGCACAAGGTTAAAATCGCCAGATTTCTTTATAGCGTCGTCTAATGGAATACCTAACTTAGTAAGCGCTCCAATGTTCCCGTTATATGCCTTCGCTAGGCTTAACGAAACGCTTTCTAAATCTTTACCCGTCGACGCGCTTATGTCTAAAGCAAGGTTAGTTAATTGCTGGGCTTTTCCTACGTCGCCTGTAGCTCTAGCAAGGTTCGCCAGGGCTGGGCGTAGTTTCGTATCGGCTACGCCAAATGCTAGTTGCTGTTTTGTTATGTATTCTTCGGTGCTTGCTATTTGTGCGTCTGTAGCGTTAGTAGTATTTTGCAGGGCTTTAGCTAGTAAAATTTGGCTTTGTTCGTCTTCAATAGCGGCTTTAACACCGTCTACGCCAATTTTTACGGCATACGCGGCGGCGGCTACGCCTGCAGCTGCTAAGGCTGCCCCTGCGACTTTAGCGGCTTTACCTACTTTGTTACCGAATGTTTGGGTATCTTGCCCAGCCTGCTTTAAGCCTTTACCAAATTTATCGACGTCGGCTAAAAGGTTTAGTTTAAGGGTACGTTGAGTTGCCATTAAATAGATACCCCTTTAGTCCAGTTGCTTAAAACTTCGTCGCAGGCTTCGTGCCATTCTCTAGTTATCTTAGGCTGGCTTGCCCGAAGTGTAGGAAAAATCCAGTAACCTTCGTTACCTTGCCCGCGTTTTGGGCTGCGATATGGAAAGCGACGCCCGCCGTTAGGAAATGCGCCGTTAGCGCTAGTTGGGTCTGCTCCAAATTCCGAACCTATAAGTACGTCGCCTGAAACTGCTCCGCCTGAAAATTTAACCCGCGAACCGCCAATAGTAATATTTGGTACGCGGTCTTTGTTAGCTCTGGTAGTTTGTGCAACTTTATAGGCTTGCTTATACATAGGGGCATAACTAGCTTGGGCTTTAATGTCTTCGGCTACCCAAGTTGCAATACCTTTAACTTTTTCTTTTAAGGTAGTTTTGCTTTCGGCGTCCATTTCGTTAAGGTCTTTTAGCAGCTTGCGTACTTCGTCGTCTATGTCCATTTTGAAGCGTATTGTTTGCTTTTCAGCCATTACCTGCTATTCCTTTCCGCTATGAGTTCTAACGCCGTTTCAATGTCGGAGCGACGCCACTTTAGTAAATCCAATAAAGGTATTCCCGTAGTTACGGAAATTTTTACTAAGGTGCTTCGGGTGTTACTTTTGGGTCTTCCTCTAACACCTCTACCGTTTCGTATTCATGGGTTCGCCATGCCTTACTGGTCTTTAGTTCGGTGTGTCCACCTAACTTGCTGGCGATAAAAAGCATTTCGTTAATTACTTTCATGCTGCCTTTATTCATTTTCAAAACGGCTTCGTTATAGGTAAGTCCTAAAAATTCTTCTAGTTCTATCCATATTTCTATGTTTTCGTCGCTCACTATGTAATTAGTGCCCTGTTTGGTAGTAATTTCGTATTTCATTTAGTGCCCTGTTCTCTTAGTTAAGCGCGGGATACGCTGCCGTCTTCTACTACAAATTCGACTGTTGTCGTTAGTACGTCTGTTGCTCCGCCGCCAATAGCTGGGAAGTTAGGAAAGACGTTACAAGTAAAAGTTGAACCGTTACAATCGAAACTTGCAGCGATAGCGGTATCTCCCGCTGCGCCTGTTGCGTCGAATAAAGCGTCGCATAGTGAGCCTGCAGCGCCCCAGTCTGCATACATTTCTACGCTTAGGGTAGCTGTATAGTCGATAGTTTTGTAAGCGCGTCCACTAAGCACTTCTAAAACTGCTTGGTTTGCTTCAACTGTTAGCGTAACTGTAGAAGCCTGCGCGTCGTAGTTGTCGCCGTCGATAGTCAGGGTTAAGTCCCTGCCTGTAATGTAAGTTGCCATTAGGCTAACCCTTCCTTTTCGTTGTTATGTAGTTGTTACTAACTCAATGGTAAGTGAGCTAGTAAGCATTTGTTGCCCAGATACTTCTTGTATTTGGGGCTGTGACCAGCCGTTAATAATAGAAGTCCCTGCAGGTAGTTCGTCGAATGTATCAAGCATTAGCGCTTCAATGTTGGCTAAAGCGGCTTGGTTATCAGCTGCGCCCACAATGGCGGTAAGTTCAAAGCGTACGTTAATGCGGTTGCCCGCTCCGCCAATACTGGCAGGCGATAAGTACGGGCTAGCGGGTACTAGCACTAATGCAGGCGGGGTTATTTGTTCTCTAGGGAAAGCATAAACTACACGCCCTGCGGCGCTTAGAGCGCTTGCTAGAGCGTTGCGCAGGCTAACTAAGTCTGCCATTATCCGACCAAACTATTAGTGTCTACGTCTTTACCTAGTAAACCCATTACGCGTTGCAACATAGAGCGCCCTAGACGGTACGGAGCAGGTGCAAAATCTACCCCCTGTTGTCCCATTGTGCCCTTCTGGGTTTCCCAAATGTCTACGGCTAGGGCTAAACAGGCTTCTCTAACGCTGGCGTTTGTGTCGTACAAAGTAGCTTGTGAAGTAAGCACGGCTTTACCGTATGGGCGTAGCGGTGTTGCTAATACGTCTGCAGCTGTTATTGCTACTTTAAAATCGTTTGCTCTATGTTCCGTAACCGTGCGTGAACCATTAAAAGTATTTCCACAAGCTGAAATAGTAAGCGCCGAACCTACTACAAAGTCATGTGGCTCAGCTGTATAAAAAGTTGCTACGTTGTCTTCCAGCTCTACGGTCACAATGTTAGAGCGGTTAAATTCTAGGTAACTTAAAATAATGTCGCTAGCGGCGTCTGCTACTTGCTGAACTACTGCGTCAGAATAAATTGAACCAATGCCAAGTACAGCCTTTAACTCACTAATGCTAATAATTGCCATAGGTTTAACCTTTCAGAATTGGGGTGTAGGGGCGGCACAGGGCAGCACCGCCCCTACGATTATTTTGGGTTTAGCTCTGTTGGTAAACGCGAACGCCCAAAGGCTTCTTAACAGCGATAGCGCCGTAACCGTAAACGGAAACTTCAATTTCGCCTGACCCAATTACATCTACGCGAACTTGGCGTACTGGGCTTTCGTACCATGTTGCAGCTTCAGGTGCGACCAAAATCATACCTTCGTCTGCGCCTGCTCCAATGTGTGGGTCTACAAATAGGTTTGTGCCTAATACGTTACCTACGATTGAAGTACCGTTTACTGCGCCAGGTGCATTTGAAGGTGCGGCGGCGGTGTAAAGTGGGCGCTTGCTGTCGTCCTGGTATCCCATGATGTTCGACCAGTTTGTAGTATTCGCTACAAGGTTACGGGCAAAGTTGCCTGAACCTGCATAAGCTGCAGCGCTTTCGGTTGAGATAAAGGTCTGTAGACCTGTTGCTGTACCTGCTACTGCGGTTGCATCTGTTCCACCTGAAAGAAGAGCGGATACTACTGCAAGGTCTGTTGCCTTAGCGTAAGCTGCAGCCATTTCGCGCAATAGTTCCGTTAAGAAGGCTGGCGAACTTCTGTCGATTAGCTCCCATGAAATGCGGCTAGCGCCTGCGTACTTCTGGACGTCTACGGTTAGGTAGTTAGAAGTCATAGGTGTACCAAATGGGCTGTCGCCTTCGTTTACGTCTGCAACTGTCGGGGCTTGGGTTAGCTTAGGAATTGTGAAGCTCATTCCTGAAGCTGGCAAAACGCCGCGTGAAATTGCGTCGATAGTTGGGCGTCCGTCAATAGTCGTAGAAATAAACTCTTGAAGGTGGGTAGGCAGGGTTAGACCCGTGTTGGTGGAGGTACTTTCGTCCGCAGCTCTTACGTACTGGCGGCTCTCGTCGTTACCCATAGCAGCTTTAATACTGTGTTCTAGGTAAGAAGTTCCGTCTACGATTGGGCTTCGTGGTGCTGTGCGAATTGGAGCGGCAGCCTGGATAACAGCTGGTGCTGCTACTTCCTCTGCGGCTTCAACTACGGTTTCTTCGTTT